AACTGTTTTGGAATATCATTTGGCTAGATTACAACCCGATTTATATCTGACATTGAATGACCCATTTTATATTGGTTCATCTGTTGTCAGCACCAATAAAATGAATGTTCCATATGTTGCATATATGCCGATTGATGGATATCCAATTTCATATGCTTGGAAGGATGTTTTGAAAATGCTTCATACTCCACTTTGGATGGCAAATTTTGGAAAATCTGTATTTACTGACTTTGTGAATGAATATAGTAGTGCTGGAAATGCCGATAAGACGCTTAGGGATGCTATGTTAGACCGTTATAGGGGGAATGAGGGGGATATACTGTTACATGGCGTAGAAACGTCTGTATTTGCCCCTATATCGGAAAAGAAAAAGGAAGAGACTAAGCAGATGTGGGGAATATCTCATTGGGATTACATTTTTTGTTCAGTTGGAAGAAATACAAATCGAAAACAAATCCCAAGATTATTAGAAGCATTCAGAAAGTTTCTCGATGAAGTAGATGACCCTGATTCTGTTGGACTTCTACTTCATTGTGGTGATGCATCAGATACGATGGGAATGGGGGGTTGGGATTTACCATTAACTTTGAATCAAATGGGATTAACAAAAAATGTCAGATTTACAGACAAAGGCAACAATCCATTGATGGGATTATCAAGAGAAGAATTAGCACTTGTCTATGGTATCTCAGATGTTCATGTTTTAGCAACAGGTGGAGAAGGATTTGGAGTTCCAAGTGCAGAAGCAATGTCATGTGGAATCCCAATCATACTTCCTGACAACAGCACAGGTTCAGAATTGACAGGCGGAATCTTACCGGAAGGAAAATCATATGTTGAAGCCAACAGGGGATGGTTGGTGAAATGCATCACTTCGATTTGCGGTGGAAAGTGGTCAGTCAATATGGGATTGGTGGATGTTGATGCTTTGAAATCTGCAATGATTGAATCATATGAAAATGAAGATTTGAGAAAAGAACTTGGAAGAAATGCAAGAGACTTCGCAATCGAAAATCTTGATTGGGAAATTATAGTTGACCAAACAGAAAAAATACTATCTAAGGCCGCCAATACTAAACACCCACTTGGTAAGCATTCAACAATGGGAATGAGGCGATAAAATGAGTAAGAAAAACAAAGTAATTACTTGTGGTCATAAGTCGAGAAGCGTTTGCGAACATCACAATCTTAGATGTATAATTCCTGTTGGTTTTCCACAGGGAGATTCCCGATTGAGATTCGTTTCTGAACTACAACGAATGGGTGCTGAAAAACATACGAAAGATTCTGAACATAGATGTGAATTATGTGAAAAAGAAAGACAAGATGGGAGAAGGGCTGGTTATTATCAGAAAGACCCCAAAGACGGGAAAGTAAAACCAAAGGTTCTGATTGAAAGATTAGAAAAAGAACGTGAAGCAAAGCGGAAATACAAACAATCTAAGCGAGACAGTTAATAGCCCCATGAGAAGAGGTTTTGGATATGGCAGTTCACGCATTCACAGGTGTAACAGGCAAGATAACAGTTTCAGGAAGCGTAGTAGGGTTTGTTAGTGGTGATTTATCATTAGCAGTAGCGACAGGAAAATATGTTACTCTTGGTGGCAACACAGCAACAGCAAATACAAGAGGATTGAAATCAGTTTCAGGTACACTAAAATATGCTTGGGGAATAACTGACTCAACACTTTACACTTATTTCAATACTGATGCTGAGTTCGATATAGAGTTTGAAGCAGCAAATGATGGTGCAACCCCCCCTGTCGGACTACACACATATACTGCTTCAACTTGCGTATTTACAGATATGTCAATCGAAGGATTAGAAGCAGGTTCAGAAGGTGCTTTAATGATTAATGCTTCTTTTGAGGGTTTGGATTGGTCGAGAGTTGCTTAAGCCTCAAATACCACTTCATTCATAACGGTGGGAAATCTGATTTTACAGATAATAAGAGGCGAAAAATATGTCATGGCTCGATTCCGCAATTGAACAAGCAAACAACCCGATTGATGTTGATGTTTCAGGTCTTGGATTATCAGAAGATATTATCCAAGCGAAACCACTATCAGCAGCAGAATTTCAGGTTCTCAAAGCAGAACCCGAAATCGCAAGATTATCAGGAGAAGATAGAAACGAATTACTTGGTTTACGAACCGTTTATGAAATGTTATCCAAGTGCGATAAATCATTATCTTGGGGCAAGTTCAGACAACTTCCAATGCAGTTACTTGGAGAGTTGGCAACAAGAGTTACAGCAGCAGTTGGAACAGGCCAAGACGGTGCTTTGGGAAAGTAATAGATTACTCCAAAACAGACGAAGGACAGTTTCTTTTTCATATATTGACCGAAACCGGAATAACCCCTCAAGAGTGGCGACAATTAGACCCAAGAGATTCTATGTTTCTTTGGTCGGCCTTTGCAGAAAAGGTCAGGCGACAATACGAGAGACAAAAAGGTAGGTGAATAGATGGCTAAAGATGTAAAAATGTCAGTAGTTATTGAGGGTAATTCAAAGCAACTACAAGCGGCTATGGCGGCGGCGGCAGGTTCAACCGAAGCGGCAGGTAACACAATATCAAGTTCATTAAAATCAATGGGTAAATCTATGGCAGTCGCAGGGGTTGCGGCAGTAACATTGGGTGCGGCAATCACAGGGATGTTTATCAAGAAATCAGTTGGAACATTTTTAGAGTTTGAAGTTGCTATGACAAGGATGGGTGCAACTCTTGGTGAAACAAGTGAAATCACAGGAGAACTCAATGAAAATATGGATGGTCTTGAGACTGTAATAAGAGACATAGCAAAGCAATCTTCTGCTACTGCTACACAGGTAGCACAGGCAGGTAACGTGCTTGCTCTAGCAGGTCTTAGTATGGATGAATTGGGAACTTCAACAGAAGGTGCAATCAAGAGTCTTGTTGGCTTCTCAGTAGTTGGTGGAGTTGATGTTGAAACTGCGGCTGGGATTGTAATTTCTTCTGTGAAAGGTATGGGTCTTGAGATTTCAGAAATGGATAGAGTAATGGATGTTTTTGTTGCTACTATGACATCATCATTTACAGACTTACAATCTCTTGGAATGTCAATGAAGTTTCTTGCCCCAACAGCAAGTGCGGCTGGACTTTCTATTGAGGAAATGGCGGCGGCAGTTGGGGCATTAGGGGATGCGGGATTACAGGGAACTATCGCTGGAACAGGATTGAGAATGTCAATTAACAAGTTGTTGAGTCCAACAGATGATGCTAGAAGAGTTATGGATAGACTCGGATTGAACTTCCTAACTTTGACCCCTGCTGGTCAATCAGCCGATGCAGCATTAAGAGCAGTTTCAGCAACGATTGTTCAGACTAAAGTTGATGTTGAAAGAACATCATTTGCACTTGATATTCTAAATGGAAAATTAGAAGATTTGTCAATTGAACAACAATCTAATTCTCTCGCAATAATGCAGATTAGAGCAAGGGCTGAACGTCAAGGAAGAGATTTAACTGAGACTGAAATAAAAAGAATTGAAAGATTAGAAATGGCTAACAAAATGTTGGGTGTTGAACAAGCATCAGTCGCACTTGAACAAAGGATTGCTCAAAGAGAAAATAAGAAGTTTACAGATAGCCTGAAAGAACAGGAAAAACAATTTTCAGCAAACAAAGATATCGTGCAATCTCAGACTATGGGTTTGACATCTTTAGTTGATGTAATTAATCAGTTAGAGGCGGCTGGTGCAACCACAGCAGAAGTGCTGGAAATATTCTCAGTTCGTGGTGGTACTGCTATCATGGCTTTACAGGGTCAGCGTCAAGGATTCTTAGACTTAATTGAAGTTACAAATAATGCAGAAGGGGCGGCTCAAAGATATCTACAATCTATGAAAACAACTTCCGATTTCCAACTGAAAGTTGTTGCTTCATCTTTTGAAGAAACAAGGATTGTAGTTGGTGGATTATTTGCTGAATTAATTGGTCTTGCAGATGCTAATGATGGTAAGATTGCGAACTCACTAATCCGAGTATCAGAAACACTACGAGAAAATACTGACCAATGGACTTCTTTGAGAGATGTAATTCAGACTGATATTTTACCTTTGATTGCAGAACTACCTGATTTAGTAGATAATTTGATGATGACATTTGAAGTAGCAGTTCCTTTCATCAAAGCATTCGCTTCTGCTATGAGAATATTAGGACTAATGTTGACACCTGTATTCTTAATTTTAGAAGGACTTATTGTCTTGATTGACTATCTTTCAGGAAGTATGATTGGAAGAGTATTAACGGGTGCAATCACAGGTGCAGCAGGTGGTGCAGCAGCAGGTTCTATGACCATAACTCCATTCGGTGTCGCAGCAGGTACGATTGGTGGAACAGGATTAGGAACAATTGGGGCATTACAAGACGAAGGCATA